TATAATAACATATTCTAAAAATTTTTGCCTGCGTTCTCTTTGACGATAAAGTGTCTCTTGCCGCTGCTTTCGGATTTGACCCTCCATTCGGATCAATTCATCCCAAGCTTTAGACCCCATTGCAAAACCCATCCATTGCTTTAACTCAGCACGTTGAGACTCAGCCTTCTTTTTTGCGGCATACGCTTCAAGGGCTTCTTGCTCAATGCTCTTACCACTAAATAATTTTTTAAATATAGGGGGGTTTTTAGCTTCTTTTTCAGCTTGATCTATATCAGAAAGCGCACTCATCCAACGAGATAAATCTCCGACCATACCTTCGATGTCTCGGCCTACAGAAAAGCCCTTTTTAATAGCTGAAAAAGCAGCCGAGGCCGCAGCCATGGCAGACGCTGGATCCATGATGTGTTCCCGTATTAAAGTAAATTACGCCTTTCTTTTTTTCTTCGACTTACCCGCTTCTGACAAAGCGATGGCTACAGCCTGTTTCTGCTTGTAGCCTTCCTTCATAAGCTTTTCGATATTCTTGCTTATGGTTTTCTGACTGGAACCAGCATGTAAGGGCATTACTGATTCCTCTGTTTGATGAATTCACGCTCCATAGCAGACTGAATGCGTTTATCAGTCTGCCGCTCTTGCGACGCCAACCTCTGCTGAAACTGATCCGCCCGCATCCGTTGACCCGCCGCCTCAAGGTTGAGCTTGGCCTGATCAACCTGTGCGTCGTTCTGTTCCGCTTGTGCTCTGATCTGCAACTCCTGCTCTTTAAGCTGTACCAACGGATCAGGCCCTTCACCCGAAACCTGCTGAGACATCTGTTTGACCATCTGCATACCTTGAGCCACAAACTGCGCAGTAAGCCCCTCAATAGCCAGCATCTCTTCTTCCGAAGCAACTTGCCCGCCCGCCGCTTGACGACTTTTAATATATTCAACCGCCGCCCGCTCACGTGCCGCAATCTTGACATGCTCCATGATGTGCTTCTGAAGTGCCATGGCAATACCCGGCATACTCGCAACCATTGGGGTAGAACCAAATACCATGTGCGCCATGATGTGCGCCTCATGCTCCTGACCCTCAAAAGCTTTCAACGGCACCATATCCATGGAGTCGATGTTCTCCTGCGCTGGATCCTTTGGTGTAGGCTCTGCGTCTGGAATACGCTTCATAATACGATTTGTGTCCTTAACACCCAAAGCCTCATACATGTCCTGATAGACTTCATACATGTTGTGTATTTCAGGCGCCGCACCTGCAAGCTGTAGCTTAGTTTGTGCCAGAGCAATACGCTGAGCTTGTGAAAACACGTTGGGGTCGGATACAGGAAGTACATCTACCCGGTCATCAAAATCGGTGGCCATTACCGAAGCGTCCGCGCCTTCAATAGAATACGGATATTCCTGCGGTAAACTCTCACTCATGACACGAGCAAGGATTTTAAATTCTTGTTTCATCGCATAGTGCAAGCGCTTATGCACCGCACTCATTACCCGAGAGCCCTGCTCAAGCAATGCAATGGTGGTTCCCACCGCCGCTTGCTGGTTACCGTCACCAACTTTCATGTCCGTGATGGTGGCAAACCGCTGTCCTGCGTTTACTACGAACCCAAGAAGCTGAAATAGCGTCTGATCTGGGCCCTTGAATGGCAGCGGCATCAGGCTGTCACGAATAGCCCCTCCGGGAGCATCCACATCGCGGAACTCGCCGGGCTGCAACGGATCATCGTCGTCTCGAATACGCAATCCACGGGCTTTGAAGCCCGCTGGGAGGTTGGATAACGTACCCGCGTCAATCAACTGTCGCAGTGCCGCCGTGGCAGTCCGTGACAAACCGCCAATAGTGTGGATTAGCCCCAAACCGTAGAAACCAAAGCCCGGAAGGAACTTATAGTGCACAAAATACTGAATTTTCCGCTTTAATTCGTCATCTTCGCGGTAATTTCGGCGAATTGACAGGATTTGCCCATTGTCTTGGCTGATTGTGACAACATACGGCACTTTAATACCCGTGGGTTCGCCCTCGTCGTCTACTTCTTCGTAACCCTCAAGGTCTAAATCAACATGACACTCCAAAATAGTGCAGTCATAGTCGATCTGAGACGGTGAAATGCCGTCAATTCGGTTGATTTCACTGTCCACATCATCCAATTCACCCTGCGCAGGGATAACGGGAATGTCTAAATAGAACCCAGACACCTGTTTTTTGCGCAAATCGTTCAACGACATGCGAACAACTTGCGATATGTTAGGACAACTGTCTAAATCCGCCGTGTCATAAGGCACTACAAGATGTTCCGCCGGAATAAACTTACTTACCGCACGGCCCATAGTCTCATCATAGTACACTTTCTTGAAAGTACTGCCCGCCAGCGGTAAATAAAACAACATTTGATCCATGTCTGGCGTATAATCTTCCATCACATTGGTGATGTAGTAGTTCATAAACTGCCGTACACGTTGAGACTGTTGCTGTTTTTCCGAAGTTTCTGCGCCTAAGACCGTAGTACGCACTGGTCCCGAAGCTGGCAACAACTCGTTGAACGCCTGCGCCTGAAACTGAGTAGCCGCTTCCGCCAACAACGGATGCGTAACACCGGAGGCTCCTCGAAACGGCTGTGACCGCTCTTCGTAGTTGAAACCAAGTAACTCCAAACCGTTGGCGTAAGCATCTTCCCAATCCTGTCTACTAGCCTTGTTAGCATCAAACTCCGCCAGTAACTCACCAGCAATGCGGCTAAGCTCCCGATCCGGCATCTCTTCCGCTAAGTTAGCATAAAAATCGTCGCTCTCACCGCGCTGATCTTCAGGCTCAAAATCTACTGTTACACCACCGTCATCTTCCGGAGATATCTCAATGTCCATGCCTTCCGCCATGCCCTCAAAAGCTACGACGTTGTCCATGCTGCCCGGAACTTCTATTTCCATCTCCGCAGCTAAATCATTTTCATCAAGCTGCGACGGAACATTCTTGTCCATCATACCAGCAATAGGTTCACGTGCCATGCGTTATCTCCTTCAGGACTAACTTACCATAGTCTTATACATATTCCTAGCAATTGGTGCTAGACTACCCACGCCCCGTGGGCCGCGGCCCGTGTTCCGCGCAACGTCGGCCAAAGTTATTACGCCGCCTTCTGCTTTCTTAGCCACACCGGGCACAATGTCCTCCACATTAAACACCGCGTAGTTTTTATTATCTGCGCCGGGTAATCCGGGCTCTTTCGTGGTAAAACCTCCAAAGCCTTTAGATCTTATCCAATTTACCAGACCAGTCCCCTCTATTACCTCAAAATTACCTTCTTTTACGGCACGTACAAAATCACCGCCACCTCCAAGATAATCAAAAGCTTCCGCACTTTCGTTTAAACGGTCTTTGTTTTTCTGGTAAAAATCACTGTCGATAAGCTGTTTTATGTGATCTGGGTCATCTATATCAAAAAAGTTTGCTTCTTTAAGATATACCGGGCTAATATTAGGAGATCCCTCCGCAACATTCTCTGAAAAATAACCCGCAGTTTCAGGGTTGTCGCTTACGAAGGTGTATGGAGCATCCGGGTCAAACTCTTTAAACGCTGCCCCTGTACCGTGGTAAAAGCGTTGCGGTTTGTCACCGCCTAGTAAACCTGACGATTTAGGGGTGATAGCAGGTCCCTGCACCGGGTAATCAAGCGTATTCCTAATTTCTGGGGGCAACGCGTCTTTGTTAATTAAGCCTCCCGGGAAATTAACAGAATCGGCCCCTATGTCAACTAAACCCATTTCAGAAGTGGGTACCTCTCCCCGTGAAGTATCGGATAACCGACCCTCCAAGATTTCTAAAAGATCTTGTAGCTCGGCCCGACTTTGATACGCTCCGTCGCCTTTAGGTATTACGGGAAAAGTAAGATTCGGGTCGTTTAAAAGCGACTTTACGTTATTAATTTTATTTATTAGGGGTGAGGGGTCTACAAACGTGGTGCCTGCCATTTTATCCGTACCCGCTCGAACACCGTATAAAGTACCAACGTCACTGCCCATAATGCCTTCTGTCCCGCCCGGGGCATCCTTGCTTGGACCTACAAAATTGTCTAGGTCACCCCTAGACAAATCCATCGGAAACAACTTGCGGCGTTGTTCAGGTGTCATACCTTCCGTAGCTAAAGCATAAGCCTCGGCCAGTCTGGCCATAAACTCGCCCCTTGTCCGATAATAATTAGACTGGGCAGTTTGCCCTGATCTAAGACTTCCGGACTCATCAGTATTCCGAGCAGTTCCTATACCAAAAGCTTCATATGTTTCATATAGTTTGTCCGTTTTTGCTTCTTTTTCCGAAATCAGACGAAGCAGTTCCGCCCTCATCTCTTGAGCATACGGCATGGTTTCCAAATTTACCGGGGCAGAACTGTCCAAACTACCGGGCCATATCTTAGATAAATTATCCGGAGCCTCCGGATTAGCGTGCTTTACGTTAAACTTAGCCGCCTCAATAAGCGTTCTGAGTGCGGCCTGCTCAGCCTTTGGGCGGTAGTCTATAAGAAAGCTCGCTACATTGAAGTTGTCCCCCTCCATAAACTTTACAGACTCAAGCAACGCAAAGTTGTTGTGTACCTGCCTAGATACCTTTTCAGGAACTAAAAAAGGTGCCGATCCGCCCGGAATCTGACCCCGTGTCTGCAAAACGTGCATCAACTCATGAACAAACAACGTCGAGGTATAGCGGTCACTTTCCATGTATTTAGCATCAATCGCAATGGTGTTGTTATACTCGCTCCAGTGTCCACCAGCGCCTTTTCCCGCATTCTCAACA